TAATAATCCTTTTTAGTCATCTTAACCCATGTTAGAGGTGTTAATCACAACCATACTCTGAGGAGCAGCAAAGCTCGGCATCCACTCACAACCATACTCGATAAATCGACCCTCTTCAGTACGCTGTGTGGTGATGTAGTGTCCGCCTTCCAATACGGTATAGGTTTTGTTAGGCACACGGTCAGTAAGCTCGTAAGGCTCGTGCCACATCATCTTTCCGAGTTTGGCAGTAGGAAGCAAGGCAATACGATCATCTGCAAAGATGTTAGTCGTTGTGCCGTCCTCTTTTACTACATAATCCTCCACGATACGAATAGGCGGCAATCCTATACCAGTGAGTAATTGGTTTGCCATAGACTCGGTGATAATACCTCCTGAGACGCCAATTTGTGCGCTACCTAATACCATTTTGTAGGTGTCCTTGAACTCATTGGAGGCAATTACACGTTTGTTGAAAGTGGTACGTGTCATTTCCATAGCAGCAAAAACACCTACCTTGGTACGGGTTTCATTGACTACTTTCTGCAAATAGCTAATGAATTTGGTTTTCTCAGCGGAGGTAGGGTCAAACTTCATCACGTGCAATTCCATGTCAATGAGAGAAACCCCATCTTTGTTGTCGTTCAACTTGACCTCTCCCTTGCCTGTGGAAATGAGTTGTCCTACCAAATAGTCCATACGCTTGTGAGGAGCTAGCGTACATTGACGAATATCGTCGGCTAAGAAGTTGATAATTTCGTTCATCACCGTAGCTTGTCCTGCTCCTGCTTGGTTGTATTTGTCTATGAGCTGTTTGATGATACTAAGGCGCTCGTTGTCCAATTGGAAAGAGTTCCCCAAGTCAGCAACCTCACCCATACCGCTACCGAGGGTTCTACGTTCACGGATAGGCTTTCCAGAGTTTTTGTCAATCACAGACCCCATTACCACTCCTGTAACGGTGCCGATGTAGGTTTTGAATAAGCGTGCTTTGGTCTCCTCAAAGTCCAAATAACGCTTCCATACCACCGTATCGGCAGTGGTCTGTATTACCCTATTAATCACCGCTCTGATGATTTGAGGGCTGTTAAAAAGTTTTTCTAAAGTTAAAATCATTGTTCTACTGGTTTTTAGATAAACATAAATCTTGCTCCAAGGGTTTCCTTATCTTTATCAGATACAGGTACATAGAGCTTGTTGGTTTGGATTTCGTATGCCTGACCCAAAGCGGTAACAGTTGCCCCTGCTTCCTTCTTCACTCTCGCATAGTTAAGGAAATTAGCAGGGTTTTTAACTACCTTTCCTGCATTGGTTTTAGCCTCAAAGAGGACATCGCCCGCTTTTACGTCCGCAATGGTATCCGAAAGTGTAAGAGTGTCATAATTGGCGTTGGTGGTGTCTATCGCTGTGATAGTGGCGCCATTAGTGCCATTACCAAGGTGCATGTTTACTTTGGCAAAGCTCCCTTTCTGTACCTTGAGTGTGGTGGCATTAATTGCTTCCACAGCCTTTACGGACTTAGAGACTTTGGCTGTGCGTGTCTTAAAATCTACCGCTAAGGGGGCTAAGACAGGGATATATTGTCCGTCATCTATATCGCTATCGTCAATATTGAACCCTCCTGCTAAGCGGTAGCCTGATTTTACGTTGTAGAGTTCTTTCTCTACCTCCTGACCCTTAAGGTCATACTTAATTCCTGCTGGCATCTTTTTAATGATTAGTGGTTTGTCACTTGTTACTTGTCGTTAGTTTCTCGGTTTCTTGCTCAATGAGATTAGCAATAGCCTCCTCCTCTTTCTGAGGATCGTCAGGGGTATCAGGCGCTTTGGAGTAAGAAAATCCACGTGCTGAAAGCTCTTGCTCCTGCTTGCCAAAGCCCTCTGTCACAGCATTAGCTAAGGTCTCCACTGCGGAGGTATCAGCAAAATCACGCCCCACGAGCGAATGTGAATAGTAGCTTTCTGGGATATTCTTTTCTTTCATCAGCCTTACGAAATGCTCCTTGAGGCTCTCGGCTGTTTTGCCTTTTTGGAACTCGGCAAAGCTATTCTGCAAGGCATTGAGTTTCTCAATAATTGCATTCATTTCAGCATTGCCCTGATTGCCCGCAGATGGAGTGGGAGTAGGTTCGTTGTTTTTCTCTGCTTTTGCCTTCCAATCGTCCGCCTCCTTCTTGTACTTCTCACTTTCAGCCTTGAAAGTATTGACCCGATTATCAGCATAAGACTGGAATAACTTAAGCATAGCCTCAGCCCCCGCAGTGGCAGGTTCTACTTGGCTTTCTTCTGTTACATAAGAACTCAAGTTAGCCGCCACTCCCTCAAGCACTTGTGAGCTCAACCCTAAGTAGCTATACTTAGTTTTAAGCAGTTGTAAGATTTTTTCCTTGAACATAAAAAAACGATATTATTATATGCAAAGGTACGCAAGTAGTTGAAAATAAGATGTATATGAGTTTGTATATAATTTGTTTTTTCTTTGTGTTTTTTTTGTTTTTCTTTGAATATTTCATTAAGAAAAGTTTAACTTAATAAAGAATGAAAAAAGTAATCGATTTATTATGCGCATAAAAAAATAATGTGTATCTTTGCACTGTAAAATGATATAAGTATAACAAAGTAATTTTTTTAAAATGAGAACAATTACAATTAAAGATATATACAATGATGTTAGCTACATCAACCCAAGTGTATCTACAATTAGCTCAATAGGTGACTTTATTGAAGAAAGTAGTCGTCAAGTAGCACAATCTGTGAGAATTAGAATAGCTAAGATATTACCTCAAGGTACATTAGCTCATAAGATTGTTACTGAGAATTTGAACGACTTCTTCTCAGAGAGGCAATTATGGGTAATCGCTTATGAATTGCAGAAAAATGAAGAGTATGTATCTAATCTTGCCAATGAGATAGAGAGAAGAGAGAGAGTAGCTGAGCGCAAGGCTCAGAAGAGTAAGGCTCAGTTAGCTCGCAATAAGGAAAATAGTCAAGAAGTACTTGATTTCGTGAAGTCAAACAAGAAGTTATTGAAAGACTATTATACTTTCGTGAAATCTAATAAGAAATATTCTAAGGAATTTTACTCCAAAAAATTCACCTTTGAAAGTGCAAACGAATTTATCAATCAATAAATAAAGTATAACAATTAAAATTAATAAAAATGAATGCTAAAGAAAAGATGGAAAAAGCTATTGAAATTTTAAATGAAAGATTTAATTTTATTAAAGATTTTGAATTAATAATAGAAAAAGAAAAATTTATAACTGGAGGATTCTATTGGACAACATTTTGTAATGGGTTTGGCACCTATTACAAACATCCAATTTTTGATATATTCTTTAGATATGATGATTCCAAATATGAATCAGTGAAAGATATTGTAGAAAACTGCACTCAGCGAATTAAAGATAATCTTAAAATGATGAAATCTTCTGATGAAGAAACCGCAATAGAGCGTGGTGAGCCTGTTAAATATAGTTGTGATTATTCAATTCTTGAAGAGTAATGAAAGTAAAATGTTATTCAGTGAGGTTAAAAAGTCTCACTGATATTTCCGATAAATGTTATGAAGCTGTTGCTTTTGATGGTTCAAGAGATTTTCTACCTAAATCACAAGTGTTCGGCGAAGACTACGATGTGATAAAGTCAGATGCTTATTGGATTTCTTCTTGGATATTAGAAAGAAAAATCATACAGTATTCTACTAAGAAGGAAGCCTATTTTGATTCAGAAACGGGAAAAATGTTACCCACTATTATAATTACTAAACACATCCCAGAAAAGCAGGAGCCTGTAGATAACAATACAATTGATAGACTGAAAAAATGATACAATTGTTAGACAAACAGAAAGAAGCTTTTTCTAAACATTTACACAATAAAGTTGGTGCTCTCTTTATGAAAATGGGCACAGGAAAAACTCGTGTATCTTTAGAATTGGTAAACATAGTCCCTAATTTAGATCTTGTAGTGTGGGTAGCCCCATTGAGGACAATAAGACCTCTTGAGAAAAATTACCCTTCTGTAATAGATGAAGTGAATAAATGGGGAGGATTCCAATCGCAATCTGTTATCTTCATTAGAATTGAGACAATTCAATCTTCGGACAGACAATATTTAGATTTGTATAATAAGATTTTGCAATCAAAAAAAACATTTCTAATTGTAGATGAGAGCATAAAAATTAAAAATGCAGAGGCAAAACGAACAAAGCGATTGCTAGAACTATCTAAATTAGTAGAATTTAAATTAATATTAAATGGAGAACCTATCACTCGTGATTTATTGGATATTTGGGCTCAATTTCAATTTTTAGACCCTGAGATTCTTAATATGAGCCATACCAAATTTAAAAATACTTTTTGCAAGTATACTACAATTACTAAGAGATTTGGGAGTTATAAACAATACAAAAAAGAATTTATTACGGGCTATGAAAATATTGATTATCTATACTCACTTATTGGAGAATATGTATATGAGTGCGATTTAGAACTCAATATAGAACAAATATTTGAAGAAAAAAGATATTCTCTTTCTGTGGAAGAAATGAAATCTTATTCAGAAATCAAGACTACTTACCTTGATGATGAAAAGTTGTTAGCTATGAATAATAATATTTTTATTGAAATGACTCAGAAAATGCAACACGGATATTGTTGTAATGAGGAAAAAGTTAAACTCGCAAAAGAATGGATAAAATATGAAGATAAAACAATTATATTTTGTAAGTATATTTCAAGTGTAGAATTATGCAAAAAAGCCTTTCCTAAATCATTAGTTTTAAACTACAAAACAGGCAGTTTAGGACTCAATTTACAAAACTTCCCTTACACTATATATTTTGATCAAACATTTGATTGGGGAGATGTAATTCAAGCTCAGCATAGGAATTATCGTATAGGACAAGAAAATGATTGTCGTTATTTGAGATTGATAGGAAATGTAGGGTTAGAATTTTTGATTAACGATAATAACAAGAAGAAAATTAATATGTCTGAGTATCTAAAAAAGATAAGTCGCGAACAATTAAGGTATAAATTATGAAAGAGTTTGATTTAGAAAAAGCTCGTAGTGGTGCCGAAGTCATTACTAAATCGGGGAAAGAGGCAAAAATATTACTATTTAATAGAAGTAATAAAACTTTTCCTCTTGTAGTTATACTTGAAAATAAAAACGTATACTATTATACTGAAGAAGGTAAATTTTACAAAGATAAACCAAGTGATAATGACCTAATAATGAAACTATGAATGTTTATGAAGCTGCAATAAAGAGAATTGAGACTATTTTTAGAGAGTTTGATAATATATCTGTATCTTTCTCAGGTGGAAAAGATAGTGGTGTATTGTTAAACCTTTGCATTAAATATATACGTGATAACCATCTCAACAGAAGAATAACTGTATTACACTTAGATTATGAGGCTCAATATGAGATGACAACTAAGTATGTAGATGAGGTGTTAGCAGGAAATAGTGATATTTTAGATATTTATAGAGTATGTGTTCCATTCAAGGTAACTACGTGCACAAGTATGTATGAATCTTATTGGCGTCCGTGGGAAGAAAGCAAGAAAGATATTTGGGTAAGGAGTATGCCTAATAATGCTATTACCAAAGAAAATTTTCCTTTTTACAATGAAAAAATGTGGGATTATGATTTTCAACAGCAGTTTTCGCTATGGATACACGAACGCAACAATGCTCAAAAAACAGCTATTTTAGTTGGAATACGCACACAAGAGAGTTTAAATAGATGGAGAGCTATTCATTCCGATAAAAACTACAAAAATTATAATGGGCTAAATTGGACAAAAGAATTATATAGCAATGTATATAATGCTTATCCTATTTTTGATTGGCTTACAGAAGATATTTGGGTCGCAAATGCTAAATTTGGATTCTCGTACAATAAACTATACGATTTATATTACCAAGCAGGTTTGAATATTAATCAGATGCGAGTAGCTTCCCCATTCATATCAGAAGGACAAGAAACATTATCGCTATATCGAGTAATAGAACCTCATACGTGGGGCAAATTAGTTAGTAGAGTAAATGGTGTGAACTTTACAGGTATATATGGAGGAACAACAGCTATGGGATGGAAATCAATAACTCTGCCAAAAGGGCATACTTGGGAGAGTTATATGTATTTTCTTTTATCTACCTTACCCAAAAAAACTCGGCAGAACTACCTAACTAAACTAAAAACTTCTATAAAATTTTGGAAGGAAAAAGGAGGCGTGTTAGATGAAGATACTATAATTTCACTGAAAAAGGCAGGAGTAAACATAGAAGTTGGCAATAGTTCTAACTATAAGACTACAAAGCTACCAGTACGGATGGATTATATAGATGATATTGATATAAAAGACTTCAAGCTAGTCCCTACTTATAAAAGAATGTGTATCTGTATAATGAAGAATGACCATTTATGTAAGTATATGGGTTTTTCTCAAACTAAAAACGAAATTGCAAGACGAAAAAATATAATAGAAAAATATAAAAATATATTATGAAAGAAATTATTAAATCACAGTACAAAAGCCCTGTATATAATGTGCAAGCTATTCCTATAGAAAAAATACAAGCTAATAGTTATAATCCTAATGCTGTTGCTCCTCCTGAAATGAAGTTATTATATCAATCTATAAAAGAGGACGGATATACTATGCCTATCGTATGTTATTATTTAGCAGACATAGATCGCTATGAAATAGTAGACGGCTATCATAGATATACAATAATGAAAACTCATAAAGATATCTATGATCGTGAAAACGGATTGTTGCCAGTTGTAATAATAGATAAAGACATTAGTAACCGTATGGCTTCAACTATTAGGCATAATAGAGCAAGAGGAGCTCATTCTATTGAGTTAATGACTCATATTGTCGCCGAGCTTACTCAATCAGGAATGAGTGATGCTTGGATACTTAAAAATATAGGTATGGATGCCGATGAATTACTAAGATTAAAACAGATAACAGGATTAAGAGAAGCGTTCTCTGACAGAGAATTTTCTGACTCTTGGGAAGTTAAATAGATAACAATATGAATACTGAAGATATTTTTAAGCAAAAATATGAGGTAGCTGATATGGTTATACCTAAATTCTTATTGGCAGAAAATCCTATTGTGCCAAATATTGACCTCACATACATATACTCTCCTCATTATATGAGCCTAATAATGGTAATTGAAGAGAATAGAGAGATTGTAAGTCTCAATGATGAATATATGAAGATGCCCCAGCGGTTATATGTGTATGATGCACTTGAACAATTCAGATTGATTGTTGTGCAGAACAATGTAATTAGTACAGGTGGAATATATGCCCCTGTTATATCAGTAGAACAATTCATTGAAGAAGCGTGGCAATGGTACAAGAGCTATCTTGACTGGGGTATAACACAAATGCAAGAATTATGACAATACAAGAGAAAGTACTATATATCATCAAATTATTAGAGCTATCAGATAGGCAAGTAGCAACAGCAACAGGCAAGGCGTTATCTACTATTAATCATAAGAGGTTACAATTGGGTCGCAATAAATTCACAGACGAAGACCTGCAAAAGCTTAAGGTTTTCTACATTGAAAAACTCAAAGAAATTCAAAGTTTAACCTAATTTCTTTGCTATTTAAAAATATTGTTGTACCTTTGCCATACAAATAATGGCTTTAAAGTTTTTGGGGTATCCCACAAGAGAGCGGGAATGCAAAGCTATACGCAAGAGATAGATGTTAAGCCGAGTTTTCACCTTTAAAAACATTATTTATGGGCAACGCCCACCAGAGCGTAATGGCGGTATAGTATCCCGAAGCTCACTAACCACCTTGAAATTATCAATATTTTCAGGGTGGTTTTTTATTTTAGAAAAATCCTTTTACTAATTTTCTGTATTTACCTAAATTAATGTCTTTATATGATAACTCTAATATATTATCATATTTATTTATTAGTATCAAATCACCAATTTTTCTTTCATTCCTCTTTAAATACTCAATAGATTGCACAAACAAATCGGTATTACCATTCTCTAACTTTAAGACAATTGTACCCGCTTGCTCAAAGCCTTCATGTAATTCTTTTTGTAGGGTGTTTATCTTTTTTGATTTGAGATACTTAAAATCGGCTATGGTTAGTTTTTCTTTGAACTCTACAATAGCATCGGCACTACTAATCTTATCATACTCAGGTAATAGAGCTACTGATTTTCCTTTCTTGTTAAGTGCTTTTGCCATTGCTAAGGTGTTATTTAGGCTTTCTCCTTTACCTCTATGGAGGTCAAAGATAACAGTCTTAGCACCGTTTGTCTCGTGCTGAAAGACGAGTTTTGCCCTATTATCGTCTATGATTTCCTGTAGTAGTTTTTGCTTATCTGCGTTGTGTTTTATCTTCTTCAAACGCTCAACAATCACAGGTGAGAAAGGTTCAAAGGCTACATAAGTACTCTTACTAAAAGGTTGTATTGCTTGTATAACCTTTTGGGAGATACCCTCACTTTGAACATCTACTCCCCATAGAAACATCGGCACACTACTTGCGGTTGTGATTTTCTCCTCATTGGAGATTATCCAATTTGTCAGCTTAGGGTTTAATGTAAGCTCTTTCCCTTTTAGGTCAGCCTTGAAAATAGGGGTCATATAGCAACGGCAATTAGGGTGATTACCTACCCATACAAAGCTCTTGGGATAGACCCCTTTCATCATGTCGCAAATCTCACAGCCGTAGGGGTGTCGGCTCCGCTTGATTTCGTACCCTGCTATCATGTCCATAGACTGCCAGCGCTCTATATCAGCCTTGCGATAGGCGATATTGATTTCAGTACGTGCCAGGCGCTCGGCATTCTTGTAAGCAGAGCGATACACCCCTTGCCCACTGTGGTATTCCTTGGCTTTCTTAGATAGCTGTAATACCCCGTTTTTATCACGATAACGACGAAACAGATTATCAGGATTACGCAAATACTTCTTGAGGGTGGAGGCTAATTCATTGGCTGGTGTGCCCTCTGAAATAGCTATATCCAACGCCATTTCTATCTCTGTACGATACTGCTTGGATAAGTTCCATACACGAGTCGAGCGAATAGCCTCCGTGGGTAAATTCTTCTTTATACTGGCAGGGGTATATGTAGCCGCTTTGCCTGACTTTAGCACCTCTCCAAAAACATCCTTGAACTTATTATGAGAGATATTGTAGTGCTTATCTACATAGAAATTCATCTTTTGAGAAAAGGTATTTTGGAAGCGCTCAAAAAGGCTGTTTATCTTTTTATTAAGCACGGGATATAGAGCAAAGGTAAATAAATCACTCCCTTTGTTCAACGCTTGCATACCATAATACAGCACAGCCATTTTCAGCACCTCGTCCAATAACTGTAGTAGCTTGGATATATCTTTCTCGGTTTGGTTTTGATGGTATTCGTTCCACTGTTCTAAGTCCATAATGCTAATTTGCCAATGCGCTAATTAAATAATTCCTTTCTTTTTTCTTTCTCTATTTGAGCGAGTTCTTCATCTATCTTGTCGGTAATCCCTGCCAATATTATTCCCTCTTTGAGCGAGGCTACTCCTCCTTGTACGGCACTAACAGCATCGGCTATACGTTCGGTAAGGCTGTCTATCATATAAGGGACAATCTCTATATTAACTTGTAGCCGTTTAGCCACTGGAGCATATTTAGGGATAAGACTGCCAATGGCTGATAGGAGGAAGTTAATACGTCTTTGTAGAAACTCTTCTACAGTCTCAGCGTGGTTGCTTACTGCCATATGTGTCCCCATAAACATAAACTTGAAAGCCTTCCCACTCAAAGTATTTCCGAGACCCTGTAAGGCTTCAAAGGTGATTTGCGGGGTGTTAGTAAGGGCATAACAGCGAGAGGTGAGGTTATCAAACTCTAACTTAGCCATGTCAGGAGACTGTTGCCAAGTGAGGTAGGATACTTGAGCATCGTTTTCAAGTTGGATTATCTCACTTGTCATTCCTTTATTGCGTACGCCTACAACTTCACCTGAAGCAACCATTTTCGGATAGAAATTATAATCAAGGCAATCGGCAAAGTTGGATAGCAGTACTTCTAATCGATTGCGGAGGGTACGTATCTTATCACACAATGGGCGTTCCCTCTTCATATAGATAACAGGGATTTTGGAAAATCCGTGTGGGTATTGCTCTATTTGGGTGCCATTGCTATAGATGGTTACATTTTGATTATCCACTACCATAAGGCGAGTGGATTGTATGCCTTTGCTATCTGTTTTGTTGTACTCACGGGAGAAAGCAATCAAATCACCATACTCATCATAGTAAGGATAGAGTGTGTCCCCACGGAAAGGCGACCAAATCATAGACTTAAGCCTATAGGTAGGGTTAGGGTCGTCCTCTTTGGCGGGTTTTACATACCAATACTCAGCAACCTCACACTCTGCAAACCACGAACGCACCAAGCGCTTGTTGTCATAAGGGAGTTTGTTTTTTTGATGAATACCGTCGAGCAACTCCATAAGCTCCTGTTCAGTAGATTCGGTAGTGTTGGCTGTGATTTTAGGGGGTGTGCCCACTGTGAAAGCGGTATGTATATTGACAATGTCCTGCTCTAAGGGTAAAGCCATACGATTGACATCCTCCCACTTGAATTGAGCGGGAGATTTGATAGTACCATCTTTGTTTTCTTCTTGTTCTTTGACAAGCACCCTTCGCTTTGGGCGTAATTCCTCATCAAAAACATCATGCTGGGTATAATCCCAATCCTTGATAAGCGACTGTGTATCGGGGCGCTTGGCTGGGTATTTCTTGAGCTGGGTGATACGCTCACTTTCAGAAAGGGCGTTTAGTTCTTGTAGTGTCATTGCTAATTAAAGGTTAGTTGTTAGTCATTAGTCGTTGGTTATTGTCCCCAAAACCACCATATACCCCTTACCTTGAGGTAGTCAGGGTTGCTTTGATTGTTATAGGCTTCTCTTTCAAAGATGATATTGCGGTAAGCCTTATCCCAATTGCGATAGCGTAAATACTTGAAAAGAAAATCAAGGAAATACCAGATATAGAAAGGGAGTACCAGTAGTTCCTTTTGCTGTCGCAAGTGGATACGTTCGTGATTGATAAGCTCTTTATCGTACTTATCACTTTCATTACGAACGAAGATAAAAGGATATAGGGTGATTGCCCTATATCCTTTTGGCACGAGAAATCTATTTTTTCGTATCATTGGCTTTTGGCTTTTCAGTGCTTTCTCCTTTGATGATTGCTGTGCAAGTGGTGTGAATATGCTTTATCAAGTCAATATCCGATGGTTGGAAATTGTTGTTTTGCATATTGAAATCGTGCTCGGTTACTGTTCCAGACAAATAAGGATAGCTTCCTTGTGTTTCAATATTTTTCTGTACAGAGAACGCCACTGCTTGTGGATTTTGTTCTTTTTCGAATTCATAAGAGTACATTACATTTGTTCCTTGTACTTCTTCTTGTGCGATGATACGCGTTGTTTTCTGAATGATTTGCATTATTTTAAAGTTTTGAGTTGTTAATTCCTATGTCCTGTCATATAATAATGACCATTGTAATATCGTAATTTTAGAATATCTCCTTTTGCCATATCCATATATCCAAAGTTATTACCTGCGTGCCAATTTCCATTGTTATCTAACAAAGCCCCTCCATTAACACCTTGTATTCTGACGCTCCTTCCTTCCACATGGATAGACATTACAATAACAAGTTCAAAAGTTACATTACTCTTTCCTGTTATTTGATTTATTCTATTAAAATCAGGTAAATTTACAGTTGTAAATTCACTCACAACTCCTGTGAAAATATAGGTGTGAGAGTATTTTATATTATCAGTAATAACATTTAAAAAAGCATTTCCTATATATCCATCATCATAAATAGCCCTCTTTCCAATACTTGATATATTCCCATCTATAAATTGAGCTAAAGCATTGTCAATAGTTACGTTTTCTACATCAGGCATTCCTTGTATACGGTTTTTTATATACTTTTTAGGACGAACCTTTATATAAGAGCCTATTCTATTAGTAGCTTCATCTGTATATTCAATTTTTTGTGCAATATAGGTATTAACACCAATTGCTGAATTAAAGTCTCCAAAAGAAGCAAAAAGACCATTTTTTGAACTACGACTATCAACTATAATACCCCTATTTCCTATTTCTATTTCCGAAGTATCAGCACTACCCGCATATATTCTTCCTCTCTTTTCATTTTCTTCAGTATTAATATAAAATTGCCCAATTTGTCCACTTGTAGCATTAACTTGTCCTGATATATGTGCATTGGTAGCCCATAGTTCGCCGTTGTCATCTACTCTAAAAGGAGCTTGTTCTTTTTGAGAATATGGTTTGCCTGCAAAGAAGCGAATAGATTTGCCATCAAGTCCCGCCCCATTAATACCAGCGTTGCCTCCTAACGTATTACCAACAGTTAAAGCTCCAGTAGTGATGGTGTTTTTTATTGTTTCCGTACCATTAGTATAGTCAGCGCCCTTGCTAAATATACCATTGATATATTTTATATTGGCTTTTTCAGCTTCATTGATAGCCGCTGCATTTTTATCAATGATACCCAAATCTACCATAGTATCCCATACATCTTCAGGAGCGGGAGACCAGTCGGTGGGTTTATTACCTTTTTCTAACTTTATCCATTCTATCGTACTTTCAGCAGAAACAGTACGATAATAAGTCCAAATAGAAAGTATCATTTTATCACCATTTCTATATCCTTTATAATTAAATGTATTCTGATAAATACCTTTCCCTCTGTCATATAAAGCACATTGTTCTACATTTCCCAATTGGTCATATAAAGCAAAAGCGATTTTACCAGTCCCTAATTGCCCTTTGATGGTAATAGTAAGTAATTCACCTACTTTTAACTCTTCTGTTAATCGGTATGTTGCTATATTATAATAGCTATTGGTTATTCTTTGCTTGCTGTTATATAATAAATTTCTTCCTCCAACATTCAAATCATTTACTTTTTGTTCAGCAAATGTTTTAGCCTCTTGGAGTTTCAATTGGAGTTGTTGTATTTGTCTTTGTTCTGCTTCTGTGATTTTGCCGTCCGCTGTAGCAATAGCTTGTGCTTTGGTAAGTTCTGCTTGTGCTCGTGCATAGGCTTCTGTAGCGTTTTTAGCGGTTGATATTTGACTTTCTAAATCCTCAGGGGCGGGTGTCCAATCTGTTGCGATGTTTCCTTTTTCTAACTTAAAATTAGAAAACACTACTTCCCCCATAATTCCATAAAACTCGTTTGCATACCCTTTTTGAGGATATAATGTGATTGCATTGACATCATCTCCTGTTATGTCTAATTCAAAAATATATCTTTTATTCCCTTGAGTTGGTAATGTTTTAGTAGGGTATGGTGAGTTGCGACCTATGATTGCTGGAATAATTCCAATAAATCCTACATCATTTATCAATTCAACATCTACAGAAGCTATATACTTTCCTCTTTCTAATGTTTTTGATAAAGAATATTCAACATAATGTCCTTTTATTCGCCTACTATCAGCAGAGTGCAATATAAAATTTCTTCCTCCAACCTGAATATTGTTGATACTTGACCTCAATCTATTCTCCAATGAAAGCAAATCAGGATTTATAAGTTGCTTTATCTCTGTTTTGTTGCCATCTGTTATTTTGAGATTGGCTTTGATTTCTATATGGTCATCAAAGAGATGTATATACTGCTCTCCATTTCCTGATGTAATTTTGTCAGTTTTGATTTGTCCGCCAGTGATTTCTGTAAATCCATTGAGTTTAGATATACCACGCTCTCCTTCATATTCTGAATTGACGGTAGCGTATAGGAAATGATAAAAACCTGCTTCTTGCTCTATATCTATTTTGTTTTCGGATAGGATAAACTGGGCTGTCTCTACGACTTTGCTTGCTTTGATATATAGATAATAGGTTTTTGCCTTATCGTCTAACCTGCCTGACACAAAAGCTGGTGCGTACCAATATTTATAGTCCGCTGCTGAATAATTGGGCTTAATGTCGGTAGTGCCTAATGCGTAGTGCTTTATCCAACCGCTGCCTGCGTTGAGTTGCTTGGTTGCTTTATCAAAATAGAGGCTGTGGGGCACGGTGATAGGGGTTGCTTTGCTGCTGACAAAGACAAATTGCCCTGACTTATTGCCTACTAATGCCATCATCGTCTGAATGGTGGCAGGAATGATGCTCTTGGTGTATTCGGGAAATGCTTCTTCTACCTGCTTGATCGTCTCTAAAGCATTGCGCCAACTTCTTTTAGTCTCTGATATAGCTTTCTTGTTCATTTCTCCAAAATATACTTCTTGGTTTTGGAGTTTGCGCATTTCAGAAGAAAAAGAATGCCCTTGTACCTTGTTAGATAGCTCTATTTGCGGACTATAAGGGTTATTTACATACTCTTTTAGCCCCACGATACGAATATCTACAGGGGTACGTTGAAATTCAGTATCTGAAAAATTGATATATCCCCCCATTTTTAGACGACCTCCTACATTAGCCCAGTTCTTTTTAGCCCATATTCCGTCCAAATCACCAGTGAAAGTGAATAGGTCTGCTCGGTTTTCATACAGATACTTGCACGCTTCCTTCATCATTTCCCAGCTGGCACCAGTTTTTGTGTTATCATCACAAATATAAGCGTTTGGCATTTGCATATTATAGACGGAATACTGGTCGCCTATGGCTGGCTTGAATATGTCATTAGGCATTGTTGTGCCGTCCTCTTCTTTGGGTACAAGTTGAAAGCGTTTTTGTGCGTGGTCGTACTTTGATACTTCAAACTCTCTACCTGATAGCATACCGCTTTCAAAGTAGATTAGCATTTTTTCCCCTTTGATTTGTAGGTCTGTAAAATTGAGAGCTTGAGGTATGGAGGTATCAGTAAAATCATAGAAGTGTTTGTCGTGATCCACTTCAAAGACTTCTGTAATTGTACCTTTACGCTTAGGATATATATGAGACAAATCAAGGCTTTGCTCATTTACAAATCCGTTGTTTTGAGCATTCTTGATAGCTATTGATAGCCCTTTGTCGTCTGCAACAAAGGTTACCCCTTCATATATGTATTCTTGTGATTTAGGTAGTAATAACTCCTTATTACCATACTTTGAGCGGTCAATATTGCGTTCTCCTCCTTGTACATAGAGGCGAGTAATACGACTTTGTTCTGTGGTTCTACTTACGCCTGTTTTGAAGCCTTTGCCTTTTCCATATTGGAGGGGTAGGGGATTGTCCTTAAAATACTCTACCTTATGCAAATGAATAGTTTTGCCTATAATCTCGTATTCTGTTTCAAAGGCTTTGGCTATCATTTCCAATGCTTCCAAGCAGTTGTTATGGTTGTAAGATACAAGTTTCTCATTAGCTTCAATCGTTGTTCCTACTTGCCAACCGCTATCTATCATATTGAGGCAATCTACTAATATCTGAATATGATAGCGAGGAGAGGCTGTGAAAGGAAATTTTAGGGTTTTATCGTTTGGATTACGAAACTTGTAATTCTTTAGATTTACACCCTCGCTGTCCATTGTTAAGGTATATTCAAAGTGTCGTGTGTTATGTTTTACGATTTTTGCGGGCTGATTGAGAGTGTAACGCTCATTAGCAAACTCACACCACGCACCAGTAGGAATATCGGTATAAGTAGGTAGTGAAAAGTATAAAGTAAGCGTATGCTCCCCCATAATGGAGCGGTATCGGTAGCTCTCATCAGTAGGGAGAATATCTATATGTGTGCTGTTAAAATAGAGTTGCATAGTTATTAGATAATTGTTAGTTGTAAATCAAACTTGACCCATATAAGAGGGTTGTTAATATAGAGTTCGGTAATTTTGCCGTCTTTATAGATACACTTATAGGATTTCCCTTGATAGCTTAGGGTACGTTCTTCTGGTCTTACAAGGTCATAGAGCAAGGCAAAATATCCTTTGATAAAATCAGATATTGGTAAATACATAAAGCATTTAAGCGTTGCGGTGCGTTCCTGAAAGTATATAGGCACATCGGTAGCTATAAGACCACTCATAGTACTATTTTGAGCTGTATAAGGTGTTTTGGCATTACCTGCTGTGATAAGCTCTTGTTGTGTCCCCTCCAATAGGGTTATACCATACTGGGTTAGGTTTTTGCCGTCAATATAGGTCTCTACATTATGAGCGGTTAGCGTTGGTGCTTGATAGGTATATCCTTGTAAGGGAAAATCATCAGAAAGACGAATATCAGCTGTTACATAACCTCCACTGACTTGGGTTTTGCTAAGGCTAATCAGTCGTAATTGATAGGTTAGGTTGATAAAGTCAAAGGTATAATTAGCATAGGCTTGGACTGAAAGGAATGTTACCAAATTGGGATATAGACTTTCAGGTAATAAAAGCTGTAAGGTAATTTCCTTAGCTGATAGCTGCGGGGCTGAAAGGTCATATTCCGTACCGCTTTCCTCTGCCCAGTCATTTTTGTTCAAAGACTTCAAGGCTGGATAGGATAGCAAGCTCGCTAATGAACCTTCTACAAGTTTAGCATTTAGGTTTTGTATGTTGGTATTATTGATTTTCATTAGTAAAATATACCAGTTAGGTCTTTAGGTTTGCGATTTTGTCCTAATATTTCTTCTAAGAATACGTACCTTGTGGCATCGATAGCGTGGTTAAAGGCGTCAATAGGTACATTGAGGAAAGCGCCACTTTTATCCTGTGCATAGGTGTAATTCTTAAACTCTTTGATGATGTTCTCACTCCTTTGGGTGATACATATTTCATACTCTAACATCTTGGTAAGCCCTTCCATAACCGAGCCTTGCCCTTTGGTTACTGCGGTGATGTTATAGCCTGCATTCTTTATTTCCTTCACCAAGCGGGGGTCAGCACTCTCGGATATAATCTTATAGGAGCGATGCTGCCGAAGGGCTTGGATAATATCGCTGGTGAGCATTTGCGTTTGATAGCATATTTCGTTTAGATATACCTTGTTATCCAAAAAAGCCACCTCCACAATAGCGGTAGGGTCGTGAGTAAAACCAAAGTCAAGACCTAAGTAACGTTTCTTTGCCCAAATAGGTATATCCTCCACAATGGTAACTTTTTCAAAGATAAGCCCCTCAATCATTGCCTGCTGTCCTAACCCATATACCTGCCACAAGGAGCGGTTTTTGTGCTGCAAACTCTCTATCTCGTCAATAATTGTTTGCTCTAAGAATGGGTTATCCTTATAGGTGGATATAAAGTGATAGGTACGAGGGTCTTTGTTCAGCTCGCAAAGCCAATGGTCATCAGAGAAGGAGGGGTTATAATCCACAATAGAAAATTGAGTGGTACGCATTTTCAGCTGTTGGAACTCGATAAACTTGAGTTCGTTGGCTTCATTTACATACAATACATCACGCTTGCGCCCTCGGAGCTTTTGCTCACTATCTGTGGAAAAGAACTCCACCCACGAACCATTAGCAAAGGTGTATATCATTTCAGACTTATTGATACTATCTTCATCAAATACATTTAGTTTGTATAATATCTCCTTGAAATCAACAAATACAGACCCCTTGAGAGCGGGCAAGGTAGCACGGACAATAGAAAGGCGTGTCTTAGGGTGCGATAAGCAATAGACAATAAGCCAAATCAGGATATTATAGGTTTTGGAACTACGGCTGGATCCTTGTGCTGATACAGTGGTATATCCTTGCTTAATCGCATTATCTACTTTGGTATATATGTTAGTTGTCTGTATTATCATCGGTTCGTACTTGTTCTCGCTTGTCTATTACTTCAATGGTGATCCCTTGAGATAGCGGGCTACCAGCGGTGGTTACATCTATATTTTCGCCAAATCCTTCTTTACGACCTAACGTACTCATCAGATAACGCACCATTTGACCATCTGGGCGCTCTTCCCATCCTACTATTTTTTTGTTTTCGTCCAAGATAGGAATACCTCGAGCTAACACCCTTGATGTAGCGATACACTCGTCTAATATCCTTCCTCTTTGGTCGTCTATCACATCTTGAAAGCTCGAATCCTCCTTCGCCCATTGATATACTGTCGTACGGCTTACCTTGAAAGTTTTTGCTATTGTGGATATATTCCCGCCTGATTTCTCTGCTATTTCTGCAAATTTTTTTAAGCTTGGTTTATTTGTATTAGGTTTCATAATAGATTGTTCAAAGTGTTAAATTATTCTATCATATTAAGGACAGTTTCACCCTTAGCAAAACGTTCGTCAGGGTCTATTCCTATAATCTCACAAAAAGCCGATTTGGCTTCGTAGGTGGAAAAGGAAAGGGTAATAAAAGCGTCTTCATTCTTTTGTTTCTCTAAAGCATTATCTTTGATTTGTTGTTTCATTTGTTTGACTTGCTCCTTTTTCTCATCGTATGTAGGCTCATTCTTTTCTTCTTGTGGTTCAGTTATTAGGTCTTCGTACGTTTCTACTTGTGGAGTATAGTCGTTTATATCAACAATAAAATTAGAAAGCTCGTTAATATCATAGTCGCTTAGTCCTAAGTTGGTATAATCTATATCGTTGATGTATTCAGCTACAAGGGAATAATCAGCACGAGTATTGCCGAGTGCTTCATAAGTAAGTTGTTCCTTTTCTGTTTTTTCGTCAAAATCTACCGCTTCTACTTTTACTTGATAATCAGTTTCATTAGTACCATCATATTTGTAGTATATATCCATTGCTTTAATACGGCGATGTCCATCTATAAGGTTTTTTGTTACCTTATTCCACTTTATACCTCCGTTGAACCCTACCTTTTTGAGGTTAGCAAGTTGGTTTTTGATTTCCTTGTCTGTATGTTTTTTAGGGTTATATGGGTTTAGGTTGATTTGCGAGCGGTTTATTGTTAGGGTCTCAGATTGTTTTAGTTGTTTCATAGTCGTACTCATATAATTTACGTTCTACTAAGGGAAATTCAGCTATTACCTTTTTCAGATCATTAGGGAAATGGTTACGAAGGAATAGTAAATAGTTAAGGTCGTTTATATCTGTACCTGATGATTGGCTATTACCATACTTTTCGGGAGTGATGAGTTTTTCCGCTTTGATGTATTCTATTATGTCATTATTCTTGTAAGTGGAAAGCGGATATACTTTTTTGTTCTTTTCATTGATAGCCTGCTCCTGATAAGTACGAAGCATTACACGTCTATTCATACTATCAGATTGCTTAAAGCCGAAAAAAGCCCACTCTATAGCTGTTTTTTCTCGTATGTTATCTGTAAGGTCTGAAAAGGTTGTAAATGCGTTGTTTTTCATTTTGTCTATGCCCCAAGTGTCCTGTTTTTATGTAAGAGAATACCGCAAAGTGAGGTATTTGGATAATTCTTGCTTTTGGGTATTTCTTGTTGATATAGTGCATATAACGAGCAATATGCTCAAGATCTTTCACCACGTACATAAATACACAGGTTATTTGGTCAAAGTGAGGGTATAGCAAGTGTAACAAGGCAATACTATCCTTGCCACTCATAGAGTGAAATAGTATCACCTTGTTAGTTTTTTGAGCAATCTGCTCAATGACTTGCTGAGCGCTGTTAAGCATAGGTTAAAGATTATCTGTTTTTGATTTGCTTTTTCTTTTTCCTTGCGCTTCCTAACGCTCTTTCAGCTCGTTTTCTTGCACTGTCTTGCGCCCTTGCTCTACCTGCGTGATAATCAGCTTTGGTCTTATAGTATTCTTTTTTACCACCACTGACACGCACTGCATAAAATTCACCCATAACTAAAAAGGTTTAGAGATTAAACAATAAATAAAGGTCTGTAAGATGTTACACTTACAGACCTTTATTAGGTTGAAATTACTAATTGTATTATTTATGAGATAAGTCCCTTATGAGACACTATATCAGCAAGACCTAAACCATAAAACATGGGTATTTCTTCTTCTGTTAGGTCTTTATACTGCTGCCATTCGTTATCAAGATCGTGAAAATCGTAATCTTCATTCAGCACCTCAATATCTTCTTTTGTCATTTGATAGACTGCTATATCTAATACCTCTACAATAAGTTCCCATGTTTTGTTGTAATTAGTGAAATAGATATAAGCAGTATCTTTAAGCGTGTCTTCAATAGTCATTGAACCGTTGGGGTTTTCGAGGTCTTTCTGATATTCTTTGTATAGTTTTTTATCAATGAATAAATCATTGTACTTTTCAGAAAAAGCTCGTATTTCTACTTTCTTTTTACCCTTGAGTATATCAAGGGCATTTTCTTTTTTCATTATAAGGTGGTATGCCTCTACTGGTTTGCCATTTACTTCTATTGTCATTTTTTAATGTTTTAGATTAAAGTTGTAAGTGTTTCACTATTTCAAAGACCCTTATATACCTCTTGGTATATAGGGCAAAGGTACGACATGGCTTGCAATAAGCTGCTATGCTCGTTTGTATAAAATTTGTTTTTTCTTTGAATATTTTTTGTTCTGATACATCTGCAAAGATACGAAAATAATTTTAACTGCTTCGAAAATGAAGGGCTTTTTATGCCACGTCTAAGATGTTAAATTTATAGAATGAACGCCATTCATTTTTGACAGTATCAAAGTAGGTAAAAAGGTTCTCATTAGGTTTGCGGTTGGTTGTGGTAGGGGGTGTATTTGCCAACGTACCAAAAGCTTGACGTATTGAGCCATCTAACTTCTTGTAGTGAAATTCTACTATCTGGCTTTTCATTTTTGCCTTGAGCTTGATATTTGCCCATGCTTTTTTGAGACAATCTGAAAAAGAGTAGCCTGTTTGCTTGAAAAATTGCCAAGCAAGGCAAAAGACTGTTTTTTTATCTGTATTTTTCATTTTGAATTATTTTTTAAGAGTTCTTGCCATTGACCATAAGTGTAGAGACCATATTTTTTTCGAGCCTCTTCTATTGATATTTTGAATTTTAAAACTACTTCATCAAGAAACTTCTTGTAATCGTAACAAGTAGGTAATATATTTTTCATTTTGGTAGGTGTTTAGGTGTTATACATATATTTTCTTAGTTAGACCAGCCCTATTCGCATTGACAATTGAGGCGCTTGCGCTCTTTGCCCAATAATCATAGAAAGAGCTGTTTTTTTCAAGTTCAGCTTGTGCGAGGGCTTCTGTTTTAAAGGCTTTGCTTAACTTATTATAGCTGCTAACAATGGCATACCCACCCCTTACTTTTGCCACTTTTAGAGTGGTATCAAAATTCATTTCTGATAATTTTTTAATAGTTGTCATATTCGTATTTTTTAAATGTTATTAAATTGAGTTTAAAAGCAGTTTAAAGACTTGCTTAGGTCTGTGTTATTAATCGTTTAATGAATGAACATCATAACGAACGCAAATGTATTTTTCTTCAAGTTTTTGAAAAGCCTTGGGTGTTACAAAGTATATATCATTATTGTATTCTGATTTAGTTATACCACGCCCTTTGAGTTCTAATTTTGTACGCACTTCAAACTTACTATAGCACCATTCATAGAATATTTGCGTTTCTTGTTTTTCAATTGACTCTTTCATCTTTATATTATTTAATGATTAATATTCTTGTTTCATTTTGACAGTGCAAAATTACGTATTGTATTTTACAATACAAAATATTTAACGTTATAAAATTAAATTATTTTTTATATTATTGTTTTTCAAGTGTTTATAAAATTGAAAAAGGTATTTATTTGTTAAAAAAATGAAATAATACTTTTTAATATGAATATTTTTTGTAATTAAAATTACAATACGTACCTTTGCAAAAAAATAAATAGTCAGAAACATGAAATCAAATGCTATTAGTTTTAGGTTTTCAGAAGAAACAATATACCTAATAAAAAAACTTGCAGAGCTTGAACAGAGGAGTATCACTAATACAATAGAGGTGCTTGTTCATAAGGAAGCTAAAAAACAAAAGATAAAATACACTCCTAAAGAGGACGATAAGCAAGACAAGAAAGAGGAATAAAAACACCACCCCTAAATCAGGAGTGGTGCCAATAAATAACACATCAAAAATAAGAATTAGGACAATCTATAATATTTTGTTCTCTACTTTTTGGCAGAGTTGTTGATATTCTGTAATGACTAGCATATTATTATGTTCCTTGCGGTAATACGCAACACTTGAATTGGATATATTTAAAAAATCAGCTATTTCCTTTTGTGTAGAAAAGGAATGTTTGTAAGCAAGTCCGCAAAATAATTTCATATAAGCAGTATTGCTATTCAATGGTTCAAGAGAACAATCTTCAATGGCTGTTTTTATTTTTTTTAGCATAGTTATTATTTTTTAATTATTAGTGTTATTTTTTCTGGTTAGTTCCTGTTTTACCACTTTTTCAAAGTCCTCAAAGCTATAGCATACGTAATATTTATGTCCTAATACTTCAGCTTTTTGTTGGAATTCCTTTTGATTAAGGGTTTGTTTATTCCCTTTTACTTTCATCTCGATATAAAGGCTCTTACCCTGAGGAAGTAGCACTACCAAGTCAGCTACTCCTGCAAGAACTCCCTCAGCTTTGAGGCGTTGCGCTTCTCGTACGTTTCGACTTCCACCATTAGGGACGGCGTATATCACGAGGTTAGGATACTGGAGCCTAAACCATTTTACACAGGAGGTTTGTAGGTTGCTTTCTTGGTGTTTCATAAAGGTACATTACTTTTTATTGTCCATTTAATTTTTTTGCCCTTGTACTCTTTTTTACATAGTCTTATAATTCTTTTTAAAAAGACGAATCCAAAGGCTTCTTCTACTTGAACCACTATCTTACGAGTTACCATAGATAGGTTTTTAGGAGCAAATTCAAAATCCTTAAGGCGCTGTATGTTTTTTAAGGCTTCATCTTTGGTTATCATTCCTAAATCATAATTCATAATATGACCTATTACATACATAGCAAGTTGTCCGTAACATCTGAATAATGGAACTGAGTTGTTATACTCTACATCAGCAGATAAAGCATATACATCTTGAGGGTCGATATTTAGTGTTTTTAGCGCCCCTTCGTATGATTTCATCTCCTCTGTTAGGTTAATACACTTATCCACCTGCTCGTTCTTATCACTGATAAAATCTTGAGGGGAGGTTTTACCTCCGAATATATCATTTATCATATTGGATACATTCTCCGTTGTGTGATAGTCATTCTTTGACTTCATCAAGGATTGATGTAGGCATCTCTGGCTGTATAAATGGGCATACTTAATAAGGAGAAATGCTTTCATTATGCGATACCTCCTTTTTAGCTGTCTGCTGTTCTTGTTCTTTATCTTAGGGGTTATTGTTTCCATTCCTAATTGTGGTTATTGTTAAATTATTACAAAGTGCAAAGGTACAAAAATATTTCAATTATTCCTACAAATTTTTTATATAATTATTTGAAAATTAGTAATATTTATAGTTGTTTTTGCGTATATAAAAACGATAATGAAATGAATTTCAAATATAATACATTATGTTAAATTATGATTTTTAACCTAGCAAATGAAGGGTTATAAGGAACTTATTTTTGTATCCTTATAACCCTGAAATCATTACTTTTTACTCATAAAATAGCATCAATTTTGGAGTATTTTTAGAGATATAGATTTTTATATTCTCAACTTTTTAACAATGGTTTGTATTTGCTCCTTGAGTTGTGTACGTGTACCTGTATTATCTATGATAAAGTGAAAATCACTATCAGGCACATCGTCAAGGTCTATTTCGGAGGGGTGGGTATCCATATTGCCCATTCTACATTTCACACGGATAAAGACTGGGTCGAGTAGTTTCATTTGTTCATACTCCGCTTTGAAGCGCATGTCTGTTATAATTACTCTTGGATAATCAAATCTTTCATTGACTATTTTTCGAAGTAATAATTTTGCGAATATATCCTCCCCAAGTAGATCCTTGTAGAAATCGGCTGTCTTTCGGTACAACTCCCTTATGGTTAGGTTACTATCTATGCTATCGATGCCTACCATTTTAAAATCCTTGAATAAGTCTAATGTGTAAGGGGTTTGTCTTGTTACTTTGGACACAATTTCTTTGACTGGCTCGGCAAAGGCTCTTAGTTCGTATTTACGTTGAGTGTAGTCATTGAATAGATTAGCCACGGTGTCCTTACCTACTCTTTTTTTTCCTGATAGTACAATGAGTTTTTTATTCATAGTTGTTCCCTTTTATAGGTTTGTATGAGGGTTTTTACGAGGGTTTCACGGGCTTCTTCATAATCGTCAAATTCACCTTTAAAATCTAATTGATTTATTCGATATAAATTAGGCTTTGAAATCTCAAAATAATAGTAAATACCTTCATTAGGATAAGGGAGATTCTCTAATCCGATGTAACTATCAAATCCTTTTTCCCTGAACCACTCAAAGACTTGTTCCCAAGTGGGGAGTGATACACAATAACGAAAAAGTTTATCATTCCAATTTGTGGTGCTAAATTCTTCATCGTGGTATGGTGATATTTTAAGTAATAGTTCATCATAATAGAAAGAACAAGGAGTATCAAACCCTATTTCCTTGAGTTCTTTGGCTATCTCCAAAGGAACTAACCAATTGGGGTAGTTGTTATTTTTCATCTTTTTTTTCTTTAAAATCTAACACTGTGAATATAATTCCTGATAAAATTAGGGTTACAATAAGCATTCTTATTCCCCAATCGAATGTAGATAAATCAGTAGACCAACTTATAAAAAAAATAGCTCCAAAAACAAACATAATCCACAATATGTTAATAGCTATTAGTTGAATAATTGCAAGTATTTTATTTCTCATCTTTCACAAATTTACCGTTAATCATTTTCCCTGTTCTGTTTTTTATCTCGTTGTACGCAATGTTTAGGCACTCCTCAAGGGTGGCATTATACAAGTCAGCCAAAGTGTACAAACAATCAAAAATCAACGATATACAAAGTCTTGTAGTATGACTTATTTTACTTTTATAAACACAAGCACTTCTCATCAATCCTGATAAAGTTTCATTGAGTGTAATTGCTGTATATATGCCTTTTGCATACTCATCCCAAACTGTCTTTTTGTACTTGCCAAAAAAGGATAAAGCATCTCCTTCTACCATATAGCAGTAGTTAATCAGGGTAACCAGTACATCACCTATCGCATCTTGGATAGCTGGTTTGTCATTGTCATAACACGCCTTGATGAGTTCTCCAACTTCTTCGTGTGTCTTAAGAAGCTGGTCAAATGGGGTACTTTTCTTAAATATCCCCCTTTCTTTTGCCCACTCTTGGATAAGTGGGACGAGTTCTTGGATTGTTTTGTTCATTTTTATTCTATTTTTTTACAATTATTAATTCCGTCTAAATGTAGATACACCAACTCGGATATATCATCTGCATAAGATTCAAAAGCCTTAAGAAGGGGTTCATCACTCTTGTTAAGATTCTTGAACTCTTCTACCACTTCTCTTGTATGCTTCTTTGCATTTTTGAAATTACTCTTGAACTTGTATTTTAGATCACCTTCCTCTATCATACATAGTAATTCATTCGTAGCATCGCAAAAGGCTAAAGCTAAAATTAGGTAATGAGCCATATTTTCCCTCTTAAGGATTGGTTTTACTTGATTTTCACGATAATCAGCTATAGCTATTTCTTGTAAATGCTTAGCTTCCTTTTCGGTGATTTGTAGCCCTCGTGCTTTTAATTCTGTTGAAAATTTACTGTTATTCATCTTTAAAATGGACTGTTATTTTTAGGGTCAATTTTTGGAATATTATTTTCTTGAGAGATATTTATACTTATATTTCTATATCGTTCAAAAAATTGCATAAACTGTAGCTGACAGCCTGCAATCACACTCCCATCTCCTCCATTACGATACTTAGCAATGATAATTTCTACCTCGTTAGCAGTAGGAGCGCCATCGTCCCATTGGGGAATCTTATAATATTCTGGACGATAAAGGAAAAGCACATTGTCTGCATCCTGCTCAATAGCTCCTGACTCCCGAAGGTCTGAAAGCATAGGTCTTTTATCTCCTCGTGTCTCTACACTTCTTGATAACTGAGAAAGAGCAATGATAGGGATATTTAATTCCTTAGCTAACCCCTTAAGATTACGAGATATTTCGCTAATCTCTTGGTCTCTTGTCCTTCCTTTCAACGGATTACTTATCAATTGCAAATAATCAATGTAGATAATCTTCACTTTCTTCTCCCTAACCCACTTTTTCGCTTTGATTTTCAAGGAAAGCAAGGAAAGGTAAGGCTCGTCATCGATATACAAGGGCAACTTACTGAAAGGTTCTCTGTATTTCCCTGCCTCCTCCAATTCTGAGGGGGTCATCTTCCCATTGGAAAGGTGGTCGCTATTTATCTGAGCGAAGTTAGCAAAGAGTCTAGCAGTGAGTTGTTCTGCACTCATTTCCAGAGAAAAAAATCCTACAGGATAACCCATCCGAGCCTGATGTAACGCCTCATTAAGTACGTAGGCTGTCTTCCCCATTGCAGGACGACCCGCTATTACTGTTAATGCGCTTGGCTGATAACCATTGAATTTCAAGTGTAAATCTCGTATTGCACAAGGTACTCCTGCACGTTCAGAACGAACCTTGAGAACCTCTGTAAGGTAATCCCCTAATACTTTGGGTTGCTTGATGGAAAGCCAATCCGAAATCCTATCAAGCTCTCTATATGAGCCCTCTAGAAGTTCGAAGATGTCTGTATCTTCCTCATACGCCTGCTCTCGCAACTCTCCAGCTATCTCAATACTCTTTCTCTTTACGTACAATTGAATGAGTATCAAGGCGTGTTGTTGTATATTCGCTGACGAACTCACCATTTCTGTGAGAGATACTAAGTAAGCTCCTCCTCCTGATTGTTGCAATTTTCCCGCCTGTTGCAGAGCAATACGCACCGTTGCCAAATCAACTGGCTGTGAATCTTTGTAAAGTGAAAGGATAGCCTCATAAATCACTGCATTCTGTGAGTGATAGAATACATTCGTATCCTTGACCAATTCAACGAATTCAGGTACGCCTCGCTTGTCAATCAGCATTCCTCCTAATGCGATTTGCTCAAGCTCTAAATCGCTTGGAATTCTGTTATTTTGCATAATTTCTTCTTTTCTAATAAGTTATCTCTACTCCGTTTTCGTCATAATAGAACCTCTTAGGGGTCGTTACAATTGGTGATACTTGTGATGTAGGCGCTGTGGTTTCTCTTCTTTTTACCTCCCACGTGCGTACTGACGCTTTCCAATCTTTCATCGGCTGACTTCCTACCTTCCAACCTTTGGAACTGTAAAAGTCGCAAAATTGTTGCCCTAAAATGCCATTCTTGCGCTCATCGCAATAAGCCTGCACTTCTTCAGGGGTTGGTATAGTGAATTTCTTCCGCCCGCCCCCGCCTTGTTCTTTTGGAGTTTGAAGGGTCTCTATGGGAGATTCTGAATTTTCATTTTCCAAATCAGAAATCTCGTTCTCTCTTTTTGTTTCTTTTTTTAAAAAAGAAATATTATCATTTACATTTACATTATCATTTACATTTACATTGGGGGTTTTCTTGGGGTTATCTTGGGGTTTTTCAGGGGTTATTTCGGGGTTATCTTGGGGTTTTTCTTTTCTTGGTCTTCCTCCTTTTACACCGTGTTCCGCTCCCTTCATCCCATTAATGTACTTTTTATTATTAGCTTCTATCTGTGGTTTTATCAGCTCCATTGCCACACTCACTACCTCGCCACATTCAGTAGTCTCACCTGTTATTCCATACTCGATTATGGCAAGTGCTAACTCAGCTTGAATGTCCCTCTTTTTTATCGCTCGGATAGCTTTTAAGAATGAGCTGTAAAAAACGAAACTTTCTCTTTCCATTGATTTGAAATTAGAGATTTGATAAAGATTTATGCGCACTCAATCTCATCTCAAATCGGTTGTTATTTTATTGTTTGAATAATTCAGGGTTGTCGTATATATTCCCGATTATTTCTATTTCGTCCTTAAATTCGTCCCACCAATTAGGATTAACGGGTCTGTGAGGTTTATAAATGACATTATTTAATGTGTTTTCAGACAGCATACAAAATCCTGCATAAACTTCACTATATACCACCAGTAATGGGTTGTATTCTTTACCATCTCTTTTCAGTTGTAAGATGTCATTCTCATAGATTTCATTTCCGTTTTTATCATATAAACCGGTGAATTGACCAATGGAATCTGTTTTTACAAAACAGAAATTTCGGTCATATTCCGTTTCAGATATTCCAAAACCTTTTTCAAAAGTTATCAAATCACCGTATATGAAAATGTTTGTTTTTACATCTAAACCTCTAAATTTAATTGTTCTCATTACTTTAATATTTTTTAATCTTTGCCCCCGCTCACGGCTCGAACGTGAGTGCTTGCCTATCGGGGGTCACCATGTCTTAGACATGAGATAGATAATATTCCAATGTTAGGTTTGTTAGTCGTTATCGGTTGCTTGTTCTCTTTTGCCTTTGCTTCTGTCTATATAGACATGGCAAAATAGATGGTCAATCACAGCTTCTACTTTCATTATCTTTGCCGATAACAGTGTCATTGTATAAGGTTCAGGATTTTCCTTATCCTGCATATACTTATCAAAGAACGCAATACATAGAGGTTTGGTTTCCTCAGCATTGATAGCCTTTACCAAGAATTTATTACGAGTTGTGTAACGCTCATATTTCATCTCCATCTCAGCGATATAACAATTGACCTTTTCATCTTCTCCATTATCCTTGGTTAAGGTTACTATGTACAAATATTCTTGTTCCTTGAGGGATAACACTTCAAAATATCCTTGGTAGTGTTGTTCTATGTAGTCCGTGAGTATCTGCATAGCTACTTCTACACTATTAGCATATAGGAAGAAGGTTTGTTTCTTTCCCATTACCTTTGCTACAGCTACCCATGTGGCAGCACATCCATTGACTAAAGTTGCTTGTCTTTGTATAGTACTGACTTTTACCTCGGTAATATCTCCGCTTTGTAGGAAAAAATTAATCTCCTCTAAGTTGTGATGGTCTAAGAATGTACCACGTTCAAAGATTATCTCTTTGCGTTCTATACTGACCAGCTCCCCTGTGCTTTCATCTACGAAGTCCTCAGGACATTTTCGGTACAGTGTCTCAGCTAAATATTTATCCTTCATTTCAGATAGGTTGGAGGTTGTGATGATCTCCTCCTTAAAACGATTAACGGTTTCTTTCATTGCTTAAATCTTTATAAATCTTGCTTATTTATTTTTTGCGTTGGTTTTTAGACAGTTAGGAATGATTTTTTGCCTTGCTTAATGAGGGGTGAAAATTGCTTATTTTTCCCTTTTCCTATAAAACCAATATTTCAGGTAACCAATCCTAAATATCTTGTTCAACTTTTCCTCGTCAATAGGCGTTGCTGACTTGTTGTCTATGGCTTTTTTGTATCTTTTTAGTTGCCAATACCCATTCTCATACACTGCAACCAATATCCCCGCTTGTTCAGGCACTAAATCCTTAATTTTATCTAAGATATAGTAAGGGACAGCATAATAAAACTGCTTGATATTGCCCTCGTGATTGTGTTTCTTATTGAAATCAGCCTTAAAATCACTTACAGATACCTTTATTTCAACCTCTCGGAGGAAATAATTCTTAGTAACTGATAATATATCGCATTCGTGGGTAACGATATTTTCAACTCTATATCCTCGGTTGCTATCATCATCGTATCTTACAGCGTTGAGCCGTGAGAACTTAGGAACTATTACAAGGCTTGACTTTTCAAAGTAATCATATATCAATAGCTCCATTTGTGGAGTGGTTATAGTTTCTTTACTCATTTTAAAACTTGCTTAATAATACCTCCCTTGTAAATTATTCACTTGTTTTTCTATCTCATTGAGAAAGGTTAAATCATCAGGGGTTGGTAGGTATATACCCGCTTCCTTACTGGCATAATCTCTGAAATTATCAATAGCGATTGTCATTTCCTTTGTGTTTAAATCTGCTGTGCTCCTCCACGCTTCCCTTACCTCTCCGGTCTTGTAATTCACATATTCGGTTAGAAATATTTGCGGATTAACTAACTTCTTAAATATCTCTTGCTTCACATACTCAGGTGTTTCTCCATATTCCAATGCAAACCACGAAAAAAGGAGATGAATGTAATTGTTCTGTGAGTAGGTACGCTTAGGCTTCTTTTCAGTGATTTCAAAGGTTTTTTTCTTCTCAATAAGATACCCTAACCGCTCCTTTGCTCGTTGTATATCAAACTCGTTACTTGCGTTGAAAATCATCGTCTTTTAGCATTAATAAAAGGAATATTGCCATTACCATAGCGTGAGTTGCTCTAATGTAGTCTTTACTAATGATTAGTAAAAAATCTAAAAACAAGCATACTATTATCGTTATTAATTGTATCTTTTTCATTGTTATTGTCTTTGAAAACAAGGCAGGACTCGAACCTGCATTTAGTCGCAAACCAAAGCGAACGTACGACTCGAACGTATCCTAATCCCGCCAACCAGACGGAGCGACTTCCAATTTCGCCACTTGCTTTTTGTTATTATACTTCCTCTAAAATAGTTAAGCCTAATATATAGACCTCATAACTACCTAATTCTGTTCTTTTTATTTTTTTATTCATACTTAAACTCTAATTTAAAATTTAGACCTAAACTGCTAACTTCTTTATCACATACAAGACAACATCCTACATCATAGCTATTCCTAAGACTGCTTTTCTCAACTCCTTCATCTCTAAAGCATTTATTTACTAACTTAAATAAAGTGGCAGGATTACCATCATCAACTTTACCTGCTAATTTTAGAGGAGTTCCCTCTTTAGAACAGTAGATATAAGCTACTTGAGTTTTTTCTTTCATCATAATAAAGGTTTTGCTATTTCTAATAGTTCTTTTTGTTCTTCAAAAAACGTGTTCCTGATTTCTTTTGATTCAAAATATAACACCCTAAAATCTCCCATTAAACAATCTTTTACAAGTTCTCCATTCCTTGTAGTTATAATATGTACATAACTATTATTTTTGGGTTTCCAACCCTCATTGTAATAGTCTCTAAGAATAACTAATTTTTTAAGTGCTTCAAAAGCTCTTTCATATTCTTCATTAATGTAGGCTTCATCTGCATAAATTACTCTATCTTTAGAGTTTTTTTCTAACCATTCTACAGCTTCCTCATAAGTTCTTACAGGTGCTTTTTGTTCAAAACCTTGCAGAGTATAAGGGGAAGTTGAAAGTGTAGGTATTTGTGAAATACAATTCCATCTATTTGAAATAATATCATCACCTATAAATCTACCATCTCCTGTATAACAATAAGTCACTTCTCCATACAGAACACGTAAGCTCATGTCTCCCTTGACTTCTGTTATTTTCAGAGGTGTTTTGCCAAAGAAAACTTGGTCATAGACCTCCATTCCTACTTTAAATACTGTTTTCATTGTCTTTTAATTTAAATTCAAAATATTTAGATTTATAATCTGTGAGTTTGTAGATTATAGAAACTAAATCAAATATTTTTTGGCTTACCTGTTTCTTCTCCATTTCTTCAGGTAAAAACATTCTTTCAAGAAGTTCAACTAACTGCGCTTCTTCGTAAGTCTCAAATACATTATCCTTACCTCTAATGGAATACCCTTCATAATCTTTCCATTTATCATTATAATAAATATCTCTTTCTCGGTCTAATTCTCGCAATCTTGCTAGAGACCTTTTTACACGCATACAATCAAAACCATTTAAACCTTTTTCTTTTAAAAAGTCGTGTAAATCAGAATTGATTTCTATTATTTCTTTTTGTCTTTCTTCTGCTGTTTTCATTCTTCTTTATTTTTAGTTACTAAAAAGGCAAACCATCATCTTCCTGATTGTTGAGTATCGCAGGGTTAGGCTCTCTCCCGTTGTTATCAAACAGCTGCGGCTGTTGTACCTGCTGAGTTGCTCTTTGTGGAGGAGGTGCAGGCGCCGCTTGTGCTGCTGGCTGCTGTACGGGCTGCTGATTGGCTACATTAGTAGCCTGTATCACCTCAATTTTCCAACCCTCAATCGTGTTAAAGTACTTGGTCTCTCCTTGAGGGTTTACCCATTCTCGTCCTCGGATATTGATATATACCTTTACATTCTGCCCCACTTGCAAGCTGTCTAATAAGTCGCAACGCTGCTGGGTAAATTGAATGATGATCGTTTGCGGGTATTGCTCTATTGTTGTTATCACCAAATCCCGCTTCTCAAAGCCATTTTGTCCTATCATCTGAGAGGGGAATATCTGCTTTATTCGTCCTTGTATTTCCATTATTTTACTATGTTAGCTGTTTCCATATTACTTTTTCAATTATTTTTACTTCAGCCTTATACACTTCAGTTGGTTGAAAGTCATAATTGTGTTCTATGTTTTCTGTCAATCCAATGTCAGTCTCTAAACGAAAATATCTATCATCAAGTTTTAACACTTTGTAATTGCGACAATACCATCTTCTGTTTTCTTCTTTCCACTCATCTACAACATAATCATCATACTCCCAAAACAAATCTCCTAATTCTCGCTCTGTGAACTTTTCTTTGTTCAACAGTTTACTTAATAACTTATCCATTTTTCTTCAATTTTACTTATAAAAACTTCTACTTTTATGCAGCTCTAACACCTCACTGCTTTCCTTTCTATTTTTGTCAATAAACGCCCTTGCTTGCTGTATGCTCAGGTGTGTATTGATATTGCCGTAAGCGTGCGTATATTCGCCGTTGGCTCGTGCTTCCTCTATTGCTTCTTGTATGTACTCCTCGCAATAGTTATGCTCAATAGCATAGAGGTCGTACCCTTTGGCTGTTATACCTTCCAAATGTACTGTATCGGTAGCGTGGAATATCTTTTGTCCATTGGGGAGGAATATCCGCCAACCGAAATTTGGCACGTCATGATATAGTTTCACTGGTGACACCTTGAACGCTCCGTAATCGTATATCTTACCCACTTGCAATACATCTATATTCTTGATACATGGTAATTCTTCTAAGAGAAAATCACCACAAGCCACTCGCAAGGTTGGTCGCTCAGCTTGTAACCGCTGCAAAGTGCGTATTTTTAGATGATCGCTGTGCTTATGGGTAAGGAGTACTATTTTCAAAGAACGTTTGACTGCTTCTAAGGCTTTGAGAGAAACGCCGCAATCTACCATTATTGCATTGTTATATATCACGGCGTTACCCTCGCTACCTGAACTAATGACTTGTGTTTGTATCATTTTTCAAAATTAACATCTTCAATGCCATTATTTCTAATGACTTCACAATATGAACCTTCATAGTAAGGAGACATATTGGCTTGCTGTTTTTCCATTTCTTCAAAAGGGTTGTCGTACTTTTCAAAGATTTTAATAGCTTCTTGTTCTGTTTCTGCTTCTATCTCTATGCTATAGTCAGCTATTATTGTGTGTCTGAATTTGATTGTATGTTTCATAGTGTTTGTTTTTATAAATTCTTAAAATCTACTTGCTTAGGACTTTCTGAAGGTGCAGGGGCAGGAGCTGTTGGCTCTTCTTGAGCTACAATCTCAGTAGGCTCACTTTGTTCAATGATAACAGCATCTTGTACATACCTACCCCCTTGCGGATTGTCTATATAACGCCCCTCGCTATCTGCTTGGTCTTTCTCTATGGCGTTCTGCATTTCCACGGATAACACCCCGTAGCGATTAAGTAGCAACTTGAGTACTGTTTTCTTTGCCATAGCGTCAAATTCATTTTTCCATACACCCCTAAGCTCACCCGTCTTTTTGTCCATGCCACTTTGAGAGTACTTGCTTACATGCTCTTGCACTTGCTCAAGGCTCATATATAAAGACTGCTGAAAGCCATTTTGTAGCTCGATATAAGCCAAATAACCTATGACTTTGCCTTCAGGGTTTTCACCCAAAAACTCAGTATGTCCTGTGAACTTGTTACGCTTAATCTCGCCTTCTCGCACCTCACAAGTGTTAATGGTTCTGTATTGACCACTGCGGATAGCTAACTGAATAAAGCCCTTATATCCCATTTGAAATTGCGGATGTACTTCTTGTGTTTTCCAATCTTTGTAAGCGATAACATACGCATACCCCAAGTTCTTGTTAAGTGGTAGATTTAGGGCTGTGGCATTCAAGGCACACTTCATCAGCTCTGTATTATCGCATTGCAACAGTTCTTTGTTGCTATCTGAAAGGGCTAAGAGGTTAGATACAAACTCTGATTTTCTTGACCCTAATGTCTTTGTTAGGAAATCGGCTGTGTTAGCTTGATTGAGGAAGTTTCCTAATGTTAGTTTCTTCTCTGTGGTGGTTACTGCTGTACTCATTCTTCTATGATTTTAATGTTATTACTAAGTATATATGCCTTTAAGGCTTTGAGTTGCTCCATAGTGCCTTGTACGGTGAAACTCGTTACTATCAAATCAGGTGTTACTTCTTGAGGCGATGGAGCAGGGACTTCTTGAGGTGGTACGGGTGCTTCTTGAATTGCTAGAGCTGGTACTTCTTCAGGTGCTTGCAAAGGAGCTACTTCTTTTGCTCTTGCCTCGGCTGCTAACCTTGCTTGCTCGGCTGCTGCTTTTTGCGCTTCAAGTCTCTGTAACTCGGCTTCTCTTTGCTGTTTGCGATATTGAGCGTTACGTATAGCAGTAGTTACATCAAGGGTTTGCTTGTAATCAGCGAGGATCTCCGCCTTATATTCGTCAGGGTCGTTAAGGCTTTCAATAAATTCAAGGCTTTTAACCACATTGTCAATATTGGTATTTACAATGTCCTTCAAGCTCTTATCACTATCATTTAATCTTATGTTCAAGCAGAGCCTTTCAAAAGGGAGGAAGTCAATGTTATTCGCTTGGCATAACTCTGTAAAATAAGCCCTGATACGTGCTTCTTTGTCTGCTTTTAATCGCTTATCAAACTCATCAATTTTGACCTTAAGAATACCATCGGCTGTCTCATATTTTACCTTGATAAAGGAGTTATACGCTTTTTCAAAAGCCTCGTAAGGTGCTATTACTTGCTCTTTGATACGCTTGCGCTGCTCTTCAAAGTCTTTCAACTCTTTATTGAGCATTGCCCTCGTGTCCTTAACAGCCTTCTTAGTGTCCTCTGTTACGAGTTGCTTATCCAAGTCAAGCGCTGCGATACGCTTGTCAATCTCTTGACCCACGCTTTCCAATCGTTCATAGACAATAACGGGGAGTTGTTGTACGGTGATTATGTTCTCATTCATTTTTATATAATTTTACTTGTTACTTATTTTATTCTTCGTATTGGCTTAGTCTCTCTCGAAATTCAGCTGCTATATTCTGCCTTGTCACATCTATATAATTGATATAGTCATTAATGGGTACTTCACGAGTTACTTTGCTATCAATAGGAAGGGAAATAAACCCTATCACTCTATCACTATCAGCGCCAAAGCCCCATATATAGCGATCGTCTATTCTGTCAATCTGTACGAGCCAATCGCCTATTTCATAGCATTTGCCCTTTTCTACGGTTGTTTTCATTGTTACCACATTTTGGAAGTTGCATAATCGGGATATATATCAGTATCTTCAAACTGAAATTCTTCATTAGCTCGGTTGGTGAGTACTGTTGTTAATACGCTTTCTTGCATTTCAGTAACCTTAACTTCTTGGAAGTTGATGTAAATATGCTGTATCTCTACACTATGGCAGCTCTTGTTACCTTCGCAACGGGTGGTTACATCATAATAGATAGAGCAATACCAATCATCAGGATAATCGTCTTCTGTGATAAACTCACAACTGAAAGACCTGTGACAATCTTCTCTCAAGTCCAACAAGTCGCTGTAATAATAGCGTTGCTTGCGTTCTTCGCTGAGTACTCGCTCAAACTCGGTATTTGTCATTGTTCTCATAGTTATACGTATCTTAATTGAGTTCTTTTAAGGAGTTGTAGAAAAGCCTCTTGCTCATCTTGAGGTATCAAACAGTCGTTATACTGCTCTTTCTGCTCGTAGTTTAGCTCGCTGTAACGGCGCTTTTTGTAGCACAAGTAACCGTTAATCACTTGTAGTTGTTGGTCTTGCGCTTTTTTCTCGTTTCTCTTGCGAGAAAATAATTTTTGTAGTAATTTTGCCATGTTTAAAAATTTTATTTGTTATTATTATGCCTCGCATGCAAGCGGGGCTTTTTTTATTAGAGTTATGTAGTACTCACCTTTATCGGTGCGTATTTGTATATCACCATTCACTAATAACTTCTGTACAATATCTATATATACACGCGGATACATATACTTTTTACCAATCTTGAAAAACTGAACAAGTTGCAATTCTCTCAATTGTTTCATTATATCACGCCTTATAGGTAACCCCAAATAATTGCAGAACTGCTCACCCGTTACGTTTAATGACTCTATTGCTTTCATGATTATTCTACTTTAACATCGTCAATTGAGTACCCATAACTCTCGTACAGCGGCATTAGATTGACATTTAATAAGGTGTTACTTCTTCTTCTTGCAGATTCTCGTATTGCTGTCTGCGTCTTTCTCATTATAAGTGCTATTTGTAGGCTTAATTCATTATTAGTTAATATCTCATTAGAGATAGCCTCTGACAGCTTACCAGTAATGGTTCGTTTTTTTTTAACCTCTTTCATTGCTAATTGAATTATATTTACTAATTTTGTTGCGTAAAATGTTACTCATTTTTCACGATGCAAAGATACAGATTTTTTCTGTATTAAAAACATTTATACAGAAAAAATCTGTATTAAATAATGTTAAAGTTTATAAATAGTTGTTTTTCAAATAATTATATCAATAATGTTATCTGAATACATTTGGAGTTTATACAAAGAAAGTAAACGAGGGAAAGAAGTTATTAGTTCCTTTGAATATGATAATGTTTTTTGGTGTGATGTGAGGGTTATTAATAAATACAATCCTAACTATGGAAAATGGATTAAAAAAAGGGAATATGAGAGTATAATGATGGAGATAGGAGATAGTGCTTATGATAGAAAGGCTGAGTATGATTTCAAAGATTTTTCGGAAGTACGAGAAGAGTTTGAGAGTTATTTAGATGAAGGCGTTTTTTATTTCAATGATGACGAAAAAGAATACATAATATCTCCTAAAGACTATCAGAGTTTTCTAAATCTACATGTAGTAATATCTTTCTATTTTTATGCAATAGCTTATGAATATACATTCCCATACCTATTTACATACCGATTTTTTGACTTAAACAAAATTGCTGATACCTTTAACATAGAACTTCCAAAGCTACCTAAGAAAAGCGATTATCGTGTCCGTTGTATGTATTACATTGAGCTTTGTGAGGTGTTTTATAAATTTAGAATAGAAAACAATCTTACCCCTAATGAATTATGTGCTTTTTTGTACGATTTTGCCCCTAACTATGTAAACAAGGAAAAAACGGAAATATCTAAACCAACTCAAGCGTGGTTCATAGGAGGGTTAATCTCAGAGGAAGAACGATTGGAAGAAGAAAAATTTTGGCAAGCAAACCCTGAAACTAAAAAAGGAGATATTTTAGTACATTATGAAACTTCCCCTATTAGTGCAATTACTCATATATGGAGAGCACAAACAGACGGAGTTGTTGATCCTTTTTTCTATTATTACGCCAATTCTTATATAGGTGATGGAATTGAGATACCATACATAACACTGAAAGAATTAGAATCTGATGAATATTTTTTAAAACACCCTCTAATACGTAAAAAATTCCAAGGAGTAAATGGTTGGGCTATATCTAATGATGATTACTCACATTTATTGCAGTTGATAAGAAGTAAAGGGTTTGATACATCTGTGTTACCAACATTACAAGCTCCCGGGCCACCTCAAGGAATTGAATTGCATAATGAAAGAGATGTGGAAGTGAAATTATTAGAATATTATCTGAACCAGATAGGATATTCTGAAAACAAAGATTTCATAAGACAATTGCCAATAAAGGCAGGTAGAGGTAATAGGATATATCCTGATTATGCCTTACATTACGACAATAAAAGAGGATACGAAAAAGCAAAGATACTTATTGAGGCTAAGTTTCATCTAAAAAATAATAAGGAAATAGAAGACGCTTTTAAACAAGCTCGTTCCTATGCTAACTTATTAGAAAGTGAAAAGATTATCCTTTGTGATAAGTATGGTCTAATTATTTATCTGAAGAAAGGTTCTTTTGATAGATATAATTATGAAAAAGTATATTGGAATGATTTGCAAAATCCTGATGTCTATAACAAGTTTGTTAATATATTAAAGAAGTAAATAACAATAAAGAGTTACAATATGTAGGAGAACGCATAAGAAAAGCAACCATAATATAAGGGAATTGTTTTCTTCATCTCCTTTATCGTAATTATCATCGTGGGGTGTGTTTTTTCTTTTACAATGCTTATCATTTATTTGTTGTATTACATACAAACTATTAGAGATACGCTCTCTGTCCCAGCGTATTTTAGATTCTAACAAATCTAAAAACGTTTCTTCAGACATTCTTTTAAACGGCTTTATGTTGTCATAGTGAGAGGTCATAACAAACGAATTTTTAATTAAAGCACAAAGGTATGGAAAATAATTTACATACAGAAAAAATCTGACTAAAAAATGAAAACATATACTCCACCACAAATAATTGAGACATTAGCAGAATATTTTAATATTACTGTCTCTGAATTAGCACAAAAAGCAGGATACGAAAGGGCTCAATCTTTCTATGATGTTATAAGTGGAAAGACTAAAAATATAAGCCCCAAAATGGCTGATAAAATTGTTGCAGCCTTCCCTGAAATCAGCAAGGACTGGCTACTCACTGGCAATGGCTCTATGTTCGTTCCACAGATAGAAGAAGTTGTACCGGAGGAGGAAGACGATTTGGCATTATTCCTAAGAGATGAGCGCAAAGGGTATGATATTTCTCTAATTGATATTAATGAAAAAACACGTATCCCTGTAAAAACGCTTAAAGAGGTACAACAAGGTATAACCGAGCTATCCTCAAAGCAAAGAAATGCTTTATCTAAGTACATAGAGGAAGTGAGGGAGTATTTCCAAGAGGAATCAATAGGGAAACCTGTTGGGAGACCTACGGGGTACTACTACCCTGAAGTATACGCAAAAGCAGGGTTTGACATTGCTAATTTTAATGATGAAATGCAGCGTATTCCTGTATATATACCTAACTTTGGCGACGATGTTGCATTTATAAATGTATATGGGGATAGTATGTATCCTAAGTACAAAGCAGGGGATGTTATAGGAATTAAGCCCGTTGATTTCGTATATTTAGTATTCGGACATCCTTACGTGGTAGTGTTTGACAATGGAGATGTTAATATAAAGTATGTTCGCAAAGGTTCAGATGATCTTCATGTGAGTTTAGAAAGCGAGAATCCAAAATACGACCCTCGCGAGTACCCACTTAGTATTATCCGTGCATTTTATGAGGTAAAAGGAAGCGTAAATAAAGAAAGAATGTAAAAATGAACCAATAGTGAACCAAAAAAAGAATAAATATAATATAACTTACTGAAAATAAACAATATAAAAATATACGACGACGTCCAGAACGTCTACCACACCATGAAAGAAAGCGAAGAATAAGGAGTAATAACGGCACCTTTTCTTGAGAGAAATTAGTTATAGGGATATTTATTTTTGTAGATACAAAGATAAAGAATCCCTATTTTTTTAATTATCCAAGAGCTTTTAAGAGATGGAATATGAATCATCCTTTACTATTTTGCTCCTAAGGATAAAAACACTTAGGAAAAAGAATATTGTAACTTTAGTATTAGAGGCATTGATACATCGAGCAAAAGCATAGCAAACGCAAAACCTTACTCTTACAAGATTCTAAAGGTAAATTGGCAGCTACCCTATTGGTACCACTGAGATTACGAAGTTTTAATGAAAAAATTAGAAACAGATTTTTAGCTATGTTTTTTGAAAATATTTTAGGAAAAATATCCAGTCTATTGGGCACAAACACCCAGAAAAAGAAACCTACCTCCTGCTGGGTTTTTTACGCCAAAGAAGAATGTATCGGAGGCAGTCCCTATCCTTTGGAAGACTTTCAGAGAATAATAGACCCCTATACCCAACTAAATGACCATAATACCGAACTACTGCTTGGGACAATCCATAAAAAGGATACCTCAGGGATGATTTCCATTTGTTTAGAGGAGAACAATTCTCCCTCAGAAGACTACGATTATTTTATTCCTCAAAGTATTATATTTGAAGATATTAACGAAAATGTACGCTATGCAATCTGTCGTGTTAAGGACAAATGCGAGTGGGTGCGATATGCCTATTTTATCTCTGACAAAAAAGGTCATAAATGGTATGATTATATAGGAAAAAACGAGCCTGTAACTGATAGTAGGACCATCGAACGACTCAAAAAACGCCTTGCCGTTTATATAGATTTACAAATTGCCCTATTGAAAAAGCAAGAAGGCAAAGGAGAAATAGCTCCTCAAAACATTCAAATATCCAAAAAATTCCAGAAAGAATGGCTGTCATTGGCTGACTTACTCTCCATTCCCTCTCACGCTGCCAATAGAATTTGTATGAGTGTATTAGGCGAAGAAGATCTATCTGATGCTTTCCTTTCCGAAATGATAGCAGCAGACTACTTGCAGGTAATTGATTGGAAAACAGAAGCAGAAGATGTCGTCTATAACTACAATCTGCTAAGTAAACAGCTAAAAGGCAAAGAATTAGACTTGGAAATAGACAACAACACGCCTCCCGATGAGGTGTTTCAGCTCTTGGCAGCAAAAAGTGAATTTGCTCTTTATGATATAGATATAGGAGGCGACAGCTATATCATAGGGCTTTGTCCAAGAGAAAATGCAGAAGCTGTACAACATCATTACAAGGCATTGTTTTCTATCTTAGAAGATGAAGCAAGTGTTCTCTTGATATCTTAACAAAGCGATAGTTTATAAAAAAGCATTAGAGATAAATCCCTGCTTATAGGATAGCCTATAAGCAGGGATTTATTGTAATTTACACATTAGCTAATTTGTCAATTATTTTCGTACCTTTGTCTCTTCAATAAATCTCCTAAATAAAATGAACTCTTTTGTAGCCTTAGACTTTGAAACCGCCAACCAATACCGCAGCAGTGTTTGCAGTATCGGACTCGTTTTTGTAGAAAACAACGAGATTGTCGATACTTATTACCAACTGATAAAACCAGCTCCTAACTATTATTCTCCTTTCTGTACCCAAGTACACGGACTTTCACAGCGCGACACCGAAAAGGCTCCTCTCTTCCCTGAAGTATGGACAGAAATACTTCCAAAAATAAAAGATTTACCCCTCGTCGCTCACAATAGTATGTTTGATGAAGGCTGTTTGCGGGAAGTATTAGCTTATTACGCGCTCCCACAGCACACCAATCCTTTCTTTTGCACTTTGAGAGCAGCGCGCAAGAGCCTCCCACAGCTTGTGAATCACAAGTTAGACACTGTATCCCTTATTTTGGCTTTGATCTCAAGCAACATCACCACGCCTTAGCCGATGCCGAGGCTTGCGCACATATCGCTTTAGAACTTTTCAA